TGCTTTTTAATTAAGTACCTTATTATAATATTTTTTTAATTTTTTCTCTTAATGACTGAATACGGTCTGCTATTTTTTCTACTTCGCTTTGTTCTATATTCTGTAACTTTCGATGTGCAAATGCACCCTCAACTGAAAATCCTTTAAACACTCCCGTCTTTACAAAGTCATTCCAAACCTCATTGTTATCTACTTTAAACGTACCGAACCATGAACCCTCTGTTAATGTTGGATAACCTTCAGGTGTTCTAATGCCACGTGTTTTATCAATGATAAAAGATTCAACCATGTAAACACCATTAACTTGTCTTTCACTATCATGCATCATATTAACGTTATGGGTATATCCTTTTTTGAAGAATCGTTGTGCAATCTTTTCAATTTGCTCTTTGTCAAATACTACATAGTACTCACCCATTTCATCTTTGCGATAAATAGGTAAATCGGATATCATTAAAGCTCCACTAATCATTCTTTTTTCTTTATCAGCAAAGAATTTAAATTGTGAACTCATTGATTTATTTTCCCACTTTGAATAACATATTGCTGTAGCCTGGTCAGCATCTTTTCCTGCTTCTATTTCAATTCCAATACATCTATTTATAAATTCTTCTTTGCTTTCATTTGCACGTGGATTGACAACCATTTCTTCTCTATCAATCTGTTCTAATTTACGTTGCGCCCATTCAATACCTTCGTCTCCACCCCATGCTAACCACATTAAACGACCACAGCCATCTCCTAACTCTTTTTGCGAGTTTTGTCTATGCCTTTCAAATCCTGCCATTCGTGCAATTGTATCTCTGCTTATAGCTTCGCCATTTGCTAATTGATTTGCTCTAATTTTTCCAACGGGAGTCCCACAATCACCCCATCCGTTTTCTTCTGCCCATCTTAAAGCTATCTTTGCATTTTCACTCGCTTGTTTTGGGTAGTCAGTATAACTTTCAAATGACTGCTCTTTAAACGCAAACCAGTTTTTCTCTATGGCTGGTTTATCAACAAGTGCGATGTATTCAACTCCTAATTCATCGCTTTCATCTATTACTAATTTGTAAACTGGTAATTCCATTATCCTATTTTTGATTGGTTACTTAATTTATTAACTCTATCTGTTACTGCTCTACTTTCACTTTCTACAACGTATGCTTTAATTGGTGCAGGTTGTTGTTGACCTTGACCGGCTATAGTTCCGTCAGGATTAAGTTGTGTTACATTATTTTGCGCTGTCAACCCTGGTGCCATTCCTCCACCGCCACCCTGTGAAAAAGAACCTAAGTTAGCTTCTAATGGTGTACCTCCTCCACTTGCACCGCTTTCAAACTTTGTACTTGCTATCTTTGCTATTGATGCAACTGCTGTTACTCCTGCTATTGCTGCCGCTATATATCTTGTTGGTCCTACTAAGGTAGGGTCAGCCATTACTGCCATTACTGATTGAACTCCACTCATAGTTGCTTGTGCTAATTGTAAAGCCTTATTTATTTGAAAGCTACGTCTCGCTTGTTGTTCAGTCTTTTTTGGTAAAGCATCGTTTAAAGCCATTAATGCGTTTAAGCCATCAGATGCCATTTGCATTTCAGCCATTAATGCTGTGTGCTTTATTGCTTTTAGCTTTTTTTGTTTTTCATCTTCTAATGCTACTATTTTATCCGCATCGCCTTGCGCTAATCTAAACTTTTGCTCATATTCAAACTCTAATTGTGCTAATGCTTGTTGCTCTGCTCCTTGTATTAAACCAATTCTAATTTGAGTAATTTCATTTAGTCTGTTTAATTCAGCTTCTCGTAATTCTCTATCTTTTAAAGCAAGGTTTTGTTCTATCTCTTGCTTCTTTGCTGCGTATTCGTTTTCAGCATCAACCCTCGCCTGTGTTCCTTTATTATAACTATCTATTAATAATTTTAAACGCTCTAACTGTATTGTTGATTCAGCTTCTAATGCTTGGCGTTGTGCCTTTATTCTTTCTATTTCATTTTTTATTTGGTCAGCAGCAAACTTTGTACTATTAACATTTAATTCTGCAGTAGCCTGTGATTGCGCCTTTAACATCTCATTATATTCTTTATTGAGTGCTAAGTCGTTCATTTTTTGTTCTGAACGTAAACCTGCTATTTTTGCTAATACACCCTCTTTATTTGCTTCTGCACTTAATAATGCTACTTTATTATCTATTGTTTTATTTAAATTATAAGCAAGTTTAGCAGCTAATATTTGAGCATTTGCATTAGCCAACATGGCATCTTCTTGTTTATTTAATGTATCATTTAAAGTATTATTTGCATTTATTCTATCTTGAATTGAATTACGCTCTTCATCTCTTGTTTGTCTTAATAATTCAGCATCTCTATCATATTGCTCAGCTAACTTAGCTTGTTGTGCCGCTGCTAACTTAGCTTGGTTTTGTGCTTCAACTAATGCTTTATTTTGATCATATATTTTTTCTACATAATTACCTACTGCATCTACTGCTTTATTTACAGCCTCAACTGTTCTATCAACTGTATTATTAACACCTGTAATTATATCAATAGATTCTATTCCTGCTTTCTTAACTGAATCCCATGCGCCTGAAAAATCACCGCTAAATAATTTACTTAACGCTTCACCTAAATATCCAAACGTATCGAGTAAACTATTAAAACGTTCTATTAAATTTTCTTTAATTAAGTCTCCTAATTTTTTTATTGATTCACCAGGATTTTCAAATATCTCTTTAAAAAAGTCAACTACCTTACCAGCATTATCAAATATAAAATTAAAGAAGTCTCTAATAACAGTTGAAATAGTTCCCATTACAGTATTAAAGACATCCATTACCTTTTGATTACTCATAAAGGCATCTTTAATAAGATTAATAGCACCAGCAATTAAACCAATAATCCCTAATGACTTAGCCATATTGCCAGCCATTTCTTTAAATGATTTACCTGCTTTTTCACCGCTATCCTTAGCAGTTGTTGCTACTTTCTCAACTTTCTTTTCAACTTCACCAACTCCCTTTACAGCACCTGTTGCATCTATATCAACTTCTATTACTACCTTTTTTGTTGCCATTTAATTTGTTTAAATCATTTAAAATACCTTTGCTATACATAGTAGCGACTAAGTTTGCGATTTTAAAACCTTGCTTAAAATCATTTGCAATTTTATTTATTAATTCATTCATTAAGTACCTTTTTAGTTATAAACTCTAATTTCTATTGTCATGTAATCTAACTGACCATTTGCGCTTGCTCCTGTAGTATCCCATGTTTCAACGTCTATTTCATCTTCATTTTGCCAGTTAACGTATGTAAAGCCTTGAGCTGTGTTATTATGGAATATTAAAGTTTTATATTGTGTAAACTCGCTTGTTAATGTTCCTGTATAATTACCAACTCCATTATAAGTCCATGCAATTAAATCTGTTAATGTATTTTCAATTATAGTCGCTGTTGGTGCGTTGGTTCCTGTTTGTTTTAATAAAGCAATGTATTTTTTATAAGTTATATTATTATAACTCTTTATTCCATTATTGTAACTAATATTTGATTCACCTATTGTAAGTCCGCTACTATTGGTTACAGATACATTTGAAATACCTGCCAATACAGTCACACCAGTTGAACTTGTTATTGAAATATTACTTGCACCGTCTCCTACTATGTTATTGTTTCCTGTTACAATTACACCTTTGCCCGAACTAACTAAGTTATTAAACCCACTTACCAATGCTCCATCTGCTACTTGGTTATTATTGTAAGTAGTTGCTATTCTTGAAGTTGGTGCAATATTAATACTATCAATTTCCTCATAACCTCCGTTAATATCAATCCCATTATCATCTTCGTAAGGTGGCAATGTTTTAAGTTTTATAAACTCACATTTGGTAGTTTGGTTGTTTATCCTATCATAATCAATAATCTTATTAAGTCTCCAAACTTCATTTTCAAAAAAGAATGAATCCCTAAAATCTAAACTTTGAACGTCAAACTCATTCAGGTAAAAGTAACCTACAAATAATTTAGAATCTTTGTCCGCTATCTGTTCAATGTAGTCTCTCCAATATTTATTGTATAGATTATTAGCGGTGTACCTCGTAGGATTATAATTTACTTCTCTTGGCACTCCAAATGACAAATCAAAAGTTGGTGAATCAACATCGTCTAAATGCCCGGCATAAGCATAGTTAGTCCTTAATGTAGTTCCGCTACTTGCAATATGCGACCATTGAAAAGCTGTATTTTTTAACCCTCCATAATAAAGAATCCTAATATTTGAGTTCGTTGGTTTTATTTGTCCGTTGGTATCAACTCCATAAATTTTAGATATTACCCTATCATGACCTATTGTGTTAACCAAAGGTGTCGGACTAAATATAACTTCTGTTTTAACTTCGCCTTTTAAGAAATCATTTTGTATATCGTATCTTTGTTGACCGTAAACTTCATTATATCGTGTTGTATATAGGTTATTAAAGTAATCAGTATCACCTTTATATGTAAACAAGTAAGTCTTATTATTTAACTCACCCATCGGTATTATCTTTGTTTCTTTTGAGTAGTCAAGTTTCTGCGACCAGTCCCTTGTAACACCACTACTATAAAAAGTTGGGCGTGGCTCAATGATTAAGTTGTTAGCATTTGTTTTATCTATTTCAACAAACAAATTAAACATCTTAACTATTGAATTGAAAAAATCACTTTGCAATACTTTGTCAGGTAATACATTGTTTAATTCTAAGTCGTCACCTTCTTGTAAGTTAGTATCTGCCAATGCTACCGCAAAGTAACTATCAGCTAAAAAGTTCATCTTAAAATTAGAAGTAGTATTATGAGCTTGATAGGTTCCACCGCTTTGATAAATACTATTAACAAGCGGATTGCCTATTAAATTAAATGCTCCTGTATTTTCATTATACTTAAATTGAAGTATATCATTTGCGTTTAAAAAAGTAGTTACTGAAAAAGTACCCTCGCTTGTTAAACTTGTTGCGCCACTTGTTAATGTAGTTATGGTTCCTGCTGTAAAATTAAACGAATCATCCATGTCAACGTTTGCAGGTAATTTTTTCATCCAACAATTACGACCGGCTATCATTTGAGTAGTGTTTTTATAAATACCCATTTCGCCTACATGCCTATTGAATGAAGATAGCTCGGCAGTCGCTGTACTTGGTTGATGTGTTATATTAGCTTTTATAAAAGCTGTTATTGTATATGTTCCTGCTTTTGGTACTACGAATGTATTATAGTCCGCACCGCCATTAATATCATACCAATGATTCCCCCCATCAAAATTAGGGGGTGTTGTTTTATCTGTGAAACTTACATTACTTGTTAATGGTGCAACTAAATCATTTAATACGCTAACAGTTGAAACCTTACTTGCTCGCATTGTTCGCTCCCTTACTTGTTCCGCTGTTACCTTTAATGTGGATGCGCCTGAATAAGGTAAGATTAAATGCTTAAACATTTCGCTATTAAAGAAATTAGATTGATAAGAATAGCCAGCCTGACTAAACATTTTATCAATAATAGTCTTTATATAAATAGCAGGGAATATATGTTCAACTCTGAATTGACTGTTAACTGAATAACCGTAATCTAAATGCGGATAAACATAGCCATCGCCAAAATCACGAAGCCAGCTTAAATACTGATTATGTAAAGTGTATGTATGGTCGTATTGGCTTAAGTCTATTTCTCTTAAATACTTATTAGTAAAGAATTGATAGATGTTTTGTAGTTCCCCAAAGAAAGCAACTTCATAGGTTATTTCGTATTTATCAGTAACATTAACATTCAACAACTGACAAATGCCACTCATCTGTAAAGCGTTGTTATAATATATCTCGGCTTTCGCTTTTAAGTTCGGATTAAAATTCGGATTAAAGTTAGTAGTGCCTGAACTATCCACAACTGCATTAACATTCCATATATTTGAAAATAGATTATTGTTAAACGAAGAGCCAGGTAATATAACAGTCTTACTCCATGTAGTGCCTTTTTTCTGGGGTTCTCGTATATCCGCAATGTCAAAGTTAATAGGAATGCTAACATCGTCTTTTAAATCAATCTCTTCGTTGTTAATGTATATCTGTGTTAAAATCATCTTCTTTGTCTTTTACGGTTTTGTGAATAAGTAAATGAAATAACTAAATTGAATAACTGCTGACTTGCCTCATATCTCGTTTGATATGCGCTTTCTGTTATGTTAACAGAAACTAAATCACTACCATCGTAAATATAAACATCAGGGCTTGTAACTAACTGCTCCAACCAAATAGATTCGGCTTCGGTTATCCAATCACTATTAATTGTAATCGTATCGTCAAGTATAGTTTCGTATTGGCTTAACCCCCTGCTCGTTGTAGCATAGTTATAATTAACTCCGCTCCATTGGTTAGGATTACTTTTAAAGGTGTTACGTTTTATCATTGTGTTTTTTGATGTGGCACCTGTAAACGTGTAATAATCATACTTACCATAGTTATTCATAAACTTAAAACGTATCGGTGTATACTTACTGCAAATATCTTCACCAGGGTAAATAGTTATTGTTTCACTTACTGTTTGATTTGAACTGTTTTTAATCGTAACAAAATAATATTCATAAGTTGCAGGAAAGATTGGTGTAGTCCCAAAAGATAAATCACTATCACTTAAAGTATCTAACCAATCATAATCAACTTGAACGTTTATGCTTCTGTCTGCTCTATTACTTAATGCTGTGTAAGGGTTTTGTATTCTTACTGTATTAAATATAGTGCCATCGTCATAAAAAGTTTTTATCTCTAAATTATATGCTTCATTAACAGCATCAGTCATAAATCCTAAAATAATCTTTTCACCTGACCTTGTTTCAAAAGTTGGTCTATCAGTTAAGAATTGACTTGAAGTATTTTGCAATACATACTTATTAACTGTATAATCTAAAAACATCAAAGGCTCAAACACTCCATTATAACCATAACCACTTGAGCTTGTTAAATTAGGATAATTAGTTATTCCACTACTCGCTCCGTATTGTTCACCAAATTGAACAACATATGATGCAATAGAGTTTCCGCATTGTTTAAATGTTGTTGTGTTGTCTTCGGCATCCCTACTTAATGAATTTTGAACTATGCCACTAATATCAAAAACACCGCTTGTGTTTGTTGGATTCGGTGCGCATTGTAATCGTGTATATGTACTACTGCCATTCATGTAAACATCAGCAATGTACCTAAAATTAGGTTGTGCTATGTTTGTACTGCTTAAAGTAAACACCATTTGATTATATGCCGGTGCGTAGCTGTATGGTGTATTATATATAGTTAATGCCATTATTCAAATGCTTTAATTAAATTGTTTTCAAACGTTTCAATTTCTCTACTTAAAAATCTTGAACCATTATAATTGAATCTTTTTATTGTACCTCGTCTTAATATATTAGTTGCTATTGCGTAACTAAGTGAACGCCTTTTACTTGCTTCAACCTGTGCCTGTAATTGTGGTTTATTTTGAATCCACTCATAAATCTTAGGTTGTAACTTTTTTCTATTTTCTTTTGTGTAACCTATCGGTTTTGTACCCTCATCAACATCTTTCCAATAGTCCTCCATTTCTATTGAATAGGTTATTATCCCCTCGCCTATCTTTGCAGGTAATGGTGCTATGGATGCGCTTAGTTTTCCGCTTGCATTATTACCATCCTTTTTTAAATTACTTTTAAGTTTCTTTATAAACTGATCTAAAACAATATCAAGTTTATCTTTACTGCTTACAACATCAACTTGATTTAAAATTTCATCATGAAGTTCATCAAGTTCCCTTAATTGTTTTGCTGAGAGCTTTGCCATTTGTTTTTATCTTTTAAATAACTTAAATAATTTAAAAACGCTATTACATTCATCTTTAAATAAAAATCCCATTTTGTTCTATCCTCTTTTGATACTAAATCTAATGTTACGTACCATCCCCAGTAGTCTGTATGTTTCTGCTCTTCAGTTCGCTCGTCAGTTCCTGGTTCAGTATCTTCATCACTTCTGCTGACTGGCTTTCCAAATAATCCTCTATATTGTCCAACAAGCTGTCTGTAATTTGACAAAAAAAAACTGCAATAGGGTAAATGGTTCCAATGTCAACATCTTTTAACTTAGATACTATTTCATTGTAATCCATTTCTAATTCTATCTTTTTAAACCACTTATATTTAAATGGTTTAACAAATACCGCTACTATCTGAGGTAAGTTATTTATAATAGTATCTTCGTTTTCAGTTAGCTTACTTAGTGTTATAAAGTCTTCGGCATTTAATTGAGTTACATCGTAATTTATTTTATAATGTATTTTATTATGCTTAAAGGTTTGTTTATGTTTTGGAAACTCAAACTTAAATATATACTGAATACTATCTATAAGTTTCTTTAATTCAGATAGTTTGATTTTCTTAATATCGCTTAAATTTACATCAGCTAATATTGAAAGCACCCTATAGTTACGTTCGTTTTCATCAATATCACTATCCCTAACTATATCATAAATCAATGGGAATTTATCAACTCTAATATCTTTCCAACTATTTGGTATTCTAATTTTCATCATAAGTAAGTACCTTTTTAAAGTATTGTGTATCGACCTGTTTTATATTTATTGTAAGCATGAAAACTTAAGCACGAAGCCATTACGCCATCGTCATGGAATCCACTTGTTGCTGAATATTTAATCACTCTATTCTTTGGATTATATTCATAGGTAAACATTTCAAGTTCCTTATCTAACCAATCCACGTTTAAGAATTTAACCTCTTTGTTTTGGTTGGCAACTATTAAACTTTCAACTATTTCTTTTTTGCTTTGATTAGTTGTTACAAATGGTTCAATAGTACAATAGCTTGAACATTCCTTTTGTAGCATTTCAAAGATTACGTCACCGATTGAATTAACCTCAACTAATGCTGTGTGGACATTATTTGTCCTTAAACCATTTGCGATATTAGTTACTATTGTTGACCAGTCGCTATGCCTCCACCTTTCAATGTAGTATTGTTCGCCATTCTCGTTGAATATAGATAGTACCGAATAGTCATCTGCCCTACCTAAGTCAATCCCTGCAAAAGACTTTCCATGTGGTTTGTTATCCGATAGTTGTCGGTTATTAAATAGCATTGCAGAACCATCAATAAACTCAGCAAGGTATTCCTGCCTAAATATCATTTCAGGTAGCGTTAATTTAGCATCGTCTATCTCGGATGGGTTAATCATTGGATTGTCGTAAGAAGTCATGGTAAACGCTTTGTATTGTTCGTTTATGCCTTCAAGTTGATGCATCTTGTAAAAATGGTTCTTACCTTTTGGGGTTGAAATTAAAAGTACCTTTTTACCTTTTACCAGGACCGTAGCACGTAGGACCTCGGTCCATGCTTTCTCATCCATGAATGCAAACTCATCACATACCAGGTAATCGAATGTAAATCCTCGAATGTTATCGTATCGTTCCGCTGAAAAAAATTGAATGGTTGAGCCTGTGATGTATTCTATAATTAACTCGGATTGGTTAACCTTTCGGTATATCTCCATTCGTTTAGCAAATGCTTTAAAGGTTTCCTCAAATACTTTCTTTGATTGTTTATAAACAGGACTTACCCATGCTATCTTAGAGCCTTTATTATTTAAAGCCCAAAATAACATCTGATTCAATGCCAATAATGTTTTACCAAACTGTCTACCTATATTAATAACATAGTATTTTTCAGTTCCGTTGTTTATTGCATTATGAATTATCTTCTGATTCTTGTGTGGTGTGTATA